ATAAAAAGTTGTTATAGCATCTAAAACTGTTTTCCCAGAGAGTAATGTTACTTGTGGAAAAGGATTTCTTTGATTAGTAGCCTTTTGATATAATTTTTCATAATAAAGAACCTCATTAATTTGATTAGTTTCAACTAATATTTGCAAATCTTTTGCAGTTATAGTATTATCAGGCAAAGACCAAGCAGTTTGTATTTTGTTGGAAAGATTAAAGGTATTAAAAAGATAATTATACAAGGATATGTGTCTTGGATTATCTTTTTTTTCATTTGTTTTTTGAACCCAAGAAGATCCCTGAAACGTTATTGATCTTTGTCCAAAATCAGATCCTGTCGTAGTTTTAATTTCAACTTTTAATGTTTGTCCTAAATTACTTTGCTGAGCAGCAGGAATGGTTAAATCAGGTCCTCTACCAAATCCAGCAGTTAAGGGCATATTTGGATATACTGTTTTTAGTTTTCTTCTAATACTTTGCTCGTATTGATTTCCTACAAGTGAAGGTAAAGGCATACTTTTTTTTGAATATTTAGACAAAAAAGGAAGGTGATTAACCTTCCTTAGTATCAAATTTTAGAATTACTCATCCAAGAATGCTTAGAATCCACTCATCACTCATATTTTCAATAATTCCTTCTGCAGTTTCTACATCACTAGCATAACCTTCATCAAGAAGATGCGAAAGAATGTAATTGTAAAGTTCTAGATCTTCCTTACGAACAATTTCCTTAGAAACCTTTTTCTTCTCGTCTCTGCCCTTTCTTGGGTAAGTAACTGCTTGTGGTTCGCCTGCTCCCGTGACTATCCTATCAACAGCAGCGGCAGCACGACTTCCCATTCTTCTAGCAAGAGGATCAGTCATTCTCTTGGCGTATGGCTTTTCACGGTCCATTCTTTGTGAGACAGTTTCAGTTTCTCCACCTTTTCTCTTGAGTGTTGAAGATGGAGTTGCTCTGTCTTTCCAATCCTTAAACTTTTCATCAGGACCATAACCAGACTGACCCTTTGCCTTTTCTGCTTTTTTCTTTGCTGCTTTTGCAGCATCTGCTCTCACTTCTGCTTGAGTTGGATTTGGACGATATGCTTTTACTCCTTCCGCTCTTGCTTCTGCAATAATAGCAGTTTTCCAATTTTCGCTCATACTCGCCATAATTGAGATTGCTGCATCTTCAGTGTCAGCATATCCTTCGTCAATTAAATATCCTTTCACAATGTCAAACATATCAAAGCTGGAAACAAGGCTTCCTGGTTTTACTGATCCCATAGGTCTTTTCTGTGTAGTTGGAGTAGTTGGAGTTGCAGCTGGTTTTAATGCAGCAACTGCACCGCTTTTTACAATCGCATCAGCTCTTGCTTTTTGCTGGTCTGGAGCATTACCAGTTTGATATCCAAATGTCTTCTGCATTAAAGGATTTGGAGTCTTTGGTTTAATTGACTCTGGACCAGCCGCTTTTGTTCCAGGCGCTGGTTTTGCAGCAGCAGTTGAAGTTGGTGCTGGTTTTGCAGTTGGCGCAGATGCTGCTGGTCTTGCTGCAGCGGTTGAAGCAGGTCTTGCTGCTGGTGCTGCAGATGGTCTTGCTGAAGGAGCAGATCCAGAAGGTCTAGCAGCAGGAGTAGATGCTGGTGGTCTTGCTCCAGGTCTTTGGAAAATGGGAGACATTCCAGGATTAACTGGTTTATTATTTAATCTAAAACCACCTTGACCAATTGAAAGACCTCTCATTTGTGGTTGTGGTTTTGCTGCACCAGTGGCGCCATAAGGATCTGCTGCTCCACCTCTTGATGGGCGAACTGCTTCATCCAAATATGTTTCATACATCTCTTCCCAGGTATACTCACTCAGGTCATAACCTTCTTCTACAAGTGAATTTACCCAGTTCTCAAAGTCTTGCTGCTCTTCAAGTTCTTGACGTAGTTCTTCATCATAAACTGCTTGATACGCAAGAGCTGCTTCTCTCAGAATTTTAGGATCCATTTTTTATAAATTTAAGTTCTAATAAACTTATTTATAAAAAAAAGACCCCGTAGGGTCAAACACCAAGAGCGGCACCAATATTATCATCAAGATCTTGAATAACTCCACGAATATCAACAATGCGAGGAGGAATACTTACCTCATCATATGTATATCCTTTTTGGGCATCAAATAGAATTTGACGAACTGCTGCTGCGGAACAAACATCCATTTTGATTGTTACTTGTTTTTCTTTAGACATACTTCCTCCAAATAATATTTCAAAGGAGGTTTTTCAACCTCCATAAATCAAATATCCCCTTCTGCTCTATTTTCTGACTTATAGACAGAAAAAGTTCCTTCTGGATATCTTGCAGATAGTTTTTGATAATTGATTTCCATCAGTTCTTCAAATGTAGTATCAAGAGCAATACAAAGTTGAGACATATACCAAAGTACATCACCTGCTTCTTTTTTCATATGAATAACATTGTCTTCATTATAAGATTTTCCCTGCAGTAGAATTTTCTTGATAATTTCTACCAGTTCTCCACATTCTGCACTCATACCAAGAGCAGCAGTGAGAAGATGAGGTACATCAGCATCAGCACTTGCTTCAAGTTCAGTCAAACGAGAAAGCAGTTGAGCGAAATCACTGCTTGCGGGACTTGTAGTTTGACGAACGAATTCAATATATTTGTTTGTATCAATAACTTGTGTCATATTAGAATTTAAATCCCTCAAATGTTTTTCTAGGTTTCTTTTCTTCATAATCATACTCTTCATCCTTTCCGTTGTCAAGGATATCTTGTTGAGCAGATTGTTCGCAGTCATAAAGACGCATTTTTGCTCTATCAATTCCAACCACAAAACGCTTATGGATTGTAGGGTCATTATATCGGTTCTTAAGTTGTTTGACCAGAATCTGCCCAAGACCTTCAAGTTCTTCGGTACTAATAAGAGCAAACATAAGGTCAGCAGTTGCAGGAAGACCGAAACTCTCAGAGGTATCGGTCAATTCAACATCAGATGAACCAAATCCGCTTCTTGTAGTTTGAGTAGCACTGACAATCGGAACATTAAACTCTACAGCAAGACCCCGAAGTTCTTCTGCAATTGCTTTTACAAAGGTATAAGAGTTAATATTACTATTACCTTTATACCTTGAAGATGCACAGATATTCAAATAGTCGATAAAAATGATATCTGGTCTAAATGACTTCTTAAGTGAAAGTTCATTAAGAAGTGCTTTAAAATGTCCTGCATGTGCAGATGCAGTAGGATACTCCTTAATTATAAGAGTTCCCTGAGTTTTCTTTGCAAGATTATTTACTTTAGTCTCAAACATTTGCTTTGGAAGACTTACGATATCCTGAATAGGAACATTCAAGAGGTTTGCGTCAATTCTTTCAGCAATGCGTTCTTCTGCCATTTCCAACGTAATGTACAGAACATTTTTGCCCTGCAAAAGAACTGATGCTGCTACGTGGCACATATAGAGACTTTTGCCAGTGCCAGTCCCGGCAAGACAAATATTTAATGTTTTGTTAGGGAGACCACCTTTCGTGATTTTGTTAAAGTATTCAAGATCAAATTCAATTTTATCCTCCTTTCTATGATAAGACTCATATCGTTGTTCATAATCTTGTAAGTAGTCGTGACCGATGTGAGTATCAAAACTTACAGAAAGAGCATCAGAAAGAATAGAAGGAATACTATCACGATTCTTCTTTTCATCTTTACCATCAGCAATATGAATTGATTCCATAAGAGCAAGATAAATTGCTCTATCACGGCACCATTTTTCAGTTGTTGAGACCAACCAATTCATCTCAACAGGAACATCCTCAAGACAAGAAACCAACTGAAGAATTTCTTTGAAAGAAGTATCGTTGATGTCCTTACGTTTTTCTACTTCAATACAAAGAACTTCTTTAGTTGCAGGTTGATTATACTGAGAAACAAAATCAAGAATTTCTTCAAAGACAATCTTTTGATTTTGGTCTTCAAAATATTCAGATTTAATAAAGGGTATTACTTTTCGGATATATTCTTCATTAAACAAAAGGTTTCTAAGAATTAGAAACTCAACTTTCTCCATAACTAAATTCCTTACGTGCGATTTCGTCTAGTTTTTGCATCACTTCTTCAGTGAAATATACTTCAGGTTCTTTTAGAATCTGTTTAGCGTAAAGTTTCTTTCCATCAATCTCATAGCGTCCTGCTACATTTTTCCAAAGTCCACCAATTTCACCGAGTTCAAGAAGACCATAATATCGGTCAAGGCCACGCTCATCATAAAATAGACGAATCTCTACATCTTTATTTTCTTTACTCAGACGCGATTTAGCAGTCTTAGCCTTAATAATATTTCCAACCACTTCCGTTCCATCCTTTTCTTTCTTTTTGCTGAGATAAATGATCGTACTTGCTGCGTATTTGAGTCCAGAACCTCCCCCCATTTCTTTCGTTGGTACATAAGCTCCAATGACATCGTATGTGTGATTTGTGACAAGAAGTGGAACATTTGCTTGACCTAATTTGAGTGTGAGCATACGGAATGCGCCCTTAATCAACTGAGATTTTGTCATATCACGAACTTCTTTGTCATTAAGGACATCATTAATTTCCTTACTGGTCGAAAGCATCCCCAAAGAGTCTAGCACAAACATACAAGGATTACGCTCACCTTCAGGTTTTTTCATATAAAGGTCAACTGCTTTGAGTGCTTTAGTACGAAACTCTTCTACAGTAACGACATTCACAACTACAAGACGTTGAGTATCTACACCACGACTTTCTAAAAGAGATTTAGTGATGGCAGCTTCAGTATCAAAATAGAGACAATAACCATCGGGATGATTATCCAAAAAATTCTTAACCACAGCGAGAGAAAAGAAAGTCTTTCCAGTAGAAGACTCTCCAGCAATAGCAGTAATCTTATTCCCAGATACACCACCAAAAATGCTACCCGAAACAAGTGCATTAAAAATGTACGAACCCGTATCAACATACGTCTCAGTTTCATCAATATCAGATGCTAACTTGGTGTAGTCATCACCAATTTCTTTTACAATATCCTTAAGAAAGTCCATTATTTTGTGTCTCCTTTAAACGATTTATT